AGTCCGGCACGCTTCGGTATGAGGTGAGTTATCACTTATGCTACGTGGGCCAGAATTCCGCAGGTCATACAATGGCCGCGTTGGGACTAACAAACCCAGCGCTTCTTATGTGGGAATTGTTACCTTTTAGTTTTGTGGTTGATTGGTTCCTCACGGTCGGTAACGCCCTTGAGGTGCTAGATGCTGCGAACGGGATAAAATTTATGACTGGGTCCCGGACTATTTTTCAGTCCTATGAAGGTTCAGCGACAGTGGTTCGCATCGGTAAACCCCCTTATCATTACGATGGGGCCGGGTCGATCAACATGTCGGGGACAAAAGTGAATCGGAATCCCATTTCTGAGATTCCGTCACCAGCGCTCCCGCAGTTCAAGAATCCGTTCGGCTATATACACTTGGCTAACGCTCTCGCGCTGCTGACTACTGTTATGGGCCGCAAATAAGCGGCTCTCACCTCCTTTAAGGAATAATCATGGCACAACTTGCCGCAGTCACCCTCGGCGATTCCGCCGCAGTGGTTCATACCTTTAGCCCCGTCAAGATCGACGCGATGGGCATTGCCGCGTGGGCAGATCGTTCCGGCGGGATTCCTCTCGGTTTCCCGCTGGTCACAATGTCGGTCCGGGACCCGTCCAAAAACGGTGCTCAGAACGAGAAAGTGACGATCAAGGTCGTTGTTCCAGTACTCGAGGTCACTAGCGCGTCGACGGCGTCCGGCATTCAGCCGGCTCCGACGTTGTCGTACAACCTGATCGCGAACATCGAGTTGGTTTTGCCAACTCGCTCGACGCTGACTCAGCGTAAGGACTTGCTCGCCTATGTCAAGAACTTCATGGCAAACGCGACGTTCGTCACACCTGCAGTTGAAACCTTCGAATCGATTTTCTAATTCGTCGGCCCCGTCCTTAACCTGGAGCAACCCCTATGTCATCTATTAAGAGACAAAGTTCCGAGATCCTCTCAGAGGCTCGTGCCTTCCGCGAATCGAACATCACTAGATCTTCGGTCCACACCTTCCTTCGCTCCCTTGATACTCCGAGAGCTCTTACTGTCTGGCTCCTGTACGATAATAACGAACATGACCAGCTGCTTGCCCTCGAGTGTGAACCGTGTGACTATGCGAATGGTTACACGTTTCGGAATGACTACATAGCGACGTCCTTTCTGTCGAAAGCGAACTTTTTAAGTCCGTCAGTTGATAAGAAGAAGGCCGCCGTAACCAAGTTCCTCGAATATGAGGAGCTCTGTCGTCAGACGAACTTCCGATTCAAACATCCCTCGTCGGATCCGCTAAACAACGGGTCCAACGTCTGGTTGCTTAATGCAACCCGGCGAAAAATCGAGTCGATTCTAGGGTCGTTTTCGGGTGAAGAGATAGCTAGTGGGACTGATTGGGGCCCCGGCGTGTCTACCCTTATTAAAGGGGAAAACGCATCGGCCGTCAATAAGTTTAGTGCCGAAACCGGCATTACGCAACAACTGTACTCCTTTGTACGGCCATGGTTCTCCTTGGTCTACCCCCTTTGGGTTCTTCGAACGGCGCCGTTAAAAGCAGCTGAACGAGGTAGCTTCGAGGGTGGGAACGTAATTGTCACCGTCCCGAAGAATTCGAAAACGGATCGCGTCATCGCAGTGGAACCAGGGCTAAACCTTTGGTTCCAGAAGTCTGCGGGCACCGCGATTCGTCGTAGGCTCCGTAGGGAGGGCGTCGACCTGCAAAACCAGCAGATCAATCAGAGTCATGCCCGG